ATATCCGGTAATTATTCTAATAAGTTTAATGGATTTTATCAAGAATTAAGATATTGGTATGGTACGTTGAGTGATTATGCTATTAGCAATCATACTTTATCACCCAATTCATATAATGGTAATGAACATTTTTCTGCGTATTACGATTTAGTATTTAGAACATCATTATCAAGAAAAGATTTGGTGGTAAATGGTACATTTGGATACCAACAACAGTTATCACATCACCCTAATCAAAATATAAACACCGGCTCATCTGCAATATTCGTTAATAGAGTGGGCGTAAATAGTGTACCTTTTGAAGGAGTAGAGGATGCATATTACACACTTTATGCAGATTTAACTTCAAAAGTAATATCAAGCGAAAAGATTAGAATACAATCACAATCGTTAAATGGTACAGCACTACAAACAGATAAGAGAGTGACTATATCATCATTAGATAAAAATTCTAATGATTCAAATAAATTAGGTATATTCTTTTCTCCACAGGCAGGAATTAATGAAGATATCGTAAACCATATGGGGTATATATCTTTAGATGATTATATAGGTGACCCTAGATATGCGTATGAGTATAATTATAAAACGTTAGTAGACTTATCTTCAGAATATTGGAAAAAGTATAATAATAAAAATGACTTTGAAGCATATTTTAGAGCACTACAAATATACGATTTATCAATATTCAGACAGATTAAAAAGTTTGTACCTGCAAGAGCTAATCTGATATCTGGTATATTAGTAGAACCAAACTTATTAGAAAGAAGTAAAGCTAGAATAGTAAGAAATATAGTTCTTGAAGAAGCATCAGTATTTAAACCAACTGCAGGTCGTAGTACATATGCCGAAACAGGAACAACCTTGTCTGCAATAAATAACCCATTACCTGCAGGTGGCGCTAACATATTTGCGGCACAGCTAATGACAGGAACTGTAGCCGATAATGCACAAGGTACAGCACCTACCCCAGTTGCCTCTCCTATAGGTACACAGACAGTTATTGGTGGCCAATATATATTACCTACAACATCAACAAATATAGTTACCGGTGTTGTAATGGATACAACAACCAACACATCATTGTCGGACGGATTTATTACGGGAACTAAATTGGTTAGTGCAGGCATTAATATACCAAGTTTAGACACTGTAGATGGTGGTCCGGTAGTGTCAGTAATACAAGCAAATAGTACACAGATATTTACACAACCTTTAGGGACAACCGGAAATTTAGAAATTAGATAATAAAATCAGAAAAAAATATATTTATTAATAAAATAGAAATAATATGGGATTCTTAGATAACACCACAGTAACCGTAGATGCGATTTTAACTAAAAAAGGAAGAGAGTTATTGTCAGCAGGTTCACAAGATTTTAACATTACAAAATTTGCATTATCTGACGATGAGGTAGATTATACATTGTGGAATCCAGATCATCCAAATGGTAGCGATTACTATGGCACAGTAATACAAAATATGCCATTATTAGAAGCTACGAGCGATGAAACGCAAGTAATGAAATATAAATTAATTACATTACCTATAACAAGTCAGTATATACCAGTAATTCAAGTTACAAATTCATCATATGTATATTCTACAGCCACAGGCCAAGTGGATATTATACAGCCTAGAACAACCGCAGGTGGGTCAACAGGTACTAATTTAGGTTCGTTAAACGCTACAGCAGGGTATACAGCAATATTATCAGATGGTGAGTTCTTTAATTTAGCAATTAATACACCAGTATCAAACACAGCTACTGTACCGCAATTTATAGGCGATATACAAACAAATAGAAGCGTATCTGTAGTTGGGCTATCATTTGGAATTAGTCCTAAACGCCAACCATCAGCCGCTGAAGGAGATAAAACTGCTATATTAACTTTAATTGGTAATGAAACCGGTGGTTTAGTAACTATTAATTTGACAATACAAGCATCAACAATATAAAATAAAAACATATGAGCATATTTTCAACATTTCAGTCAAACGACATACGATCTAATATTATAAGAGTAATATCTAACGGTATATGGTCAAATAATACTCCCGATTTAAGTACATTCTTCACATCATCTGCACAGACAGATACACAGAAGAAATATTTTTATCAAGTATGGAACGCAAGTCCAGCAGCCTCAGGTTCTGAACAACAATTTTCGGTAGCATATGGTAATCGTTTTGGTAGTGGTAGCAATCAATCACAATCATCTGTTGATGATCCAACAAAAGCGATATATTCGCAAATGAAGGTAACTGTATTAGAGCCTGGAGATAATATATTTACATTTAATAGTGGTAGTACAACACAAGATTCAGATCAAATATATGTACTTACAATAGATAGAGCTAGAATTAAAGATAGCCTAGACCCAGGTGGTTGGGAACTTTATTTAGCGACATTAAGCGGATCCGCAGTAGCTAACAATGTACATACAGGATCTAACGTAAAAGTTAAAGGAGATAACTCGGTAGTGTCGTTAATCGATGATAGCGAAGTTACAACAACAAGGGTTGATATATCAAATTCATTAAAACGATATAATATAATAAGTGGGTCATTAGTAGGAGGAGCATATACAGATGGTGGTGGAAATTATCATTACTACGGATTTGTATATCCACAATTAGGACTAATGGTATTTAATGGATTAGCACTAAATCAATATGTCGCATTTAATTCAGTATCAGGAAGTATAGCAGGTGATAATGCATTCAAATTATTTACATCAATATCCGGTGCAGCAGCAATAAATTCTACTTATGATTTTTCTGCAGTAAATAATCAAAAAACTATTTCTAGTAATTACTTTGTACGAGTTGGAAATTCTGATTATAACTTTAGTAATAATCCAACATTTATATCTGGCGCCAATGGCCAAATATTACAACCATTTATAAATGACCCACAAACATTCGTTACTACAGTTGGATTATATAATAATAATAATGAGTTATTAGCAGTAGCAAAAGTTTCTAGACCGTTATTGAAAAATGCAGAATCTGAATTACTTGTTAAGGTAAGAATCGACTATTAAAATTGACATAACATATGGCTAATTATGGTGTTTTTAAAGCTATACCCCCATATGATTTTACTCGTACAACGTTTAGAACATATAAGCAGTGGCAATTAACAAAGCAAAACTTTCTATCTGCCAGTTATGCCACAGACGACCATATATCGGTATATTCATATTTTGAGCCTAACATAAATTTATATCCTGGCGGTATAGTGCCGTATAGTGCATCATTAGGGTCTACAGACCCCATTAATACTAGTACTAGTAATGGATTTATAAGTCCACAACTTAATAATTCTGCAGTATATTATTTATTACGACATCAGTATTACACAAATCCATATACAAATAACTCTTTTGGTAACACAGACCCTGAATATGCAATTAAAAACTTGTACGAATCAGGTTCCGTAATATCAATACCACAACGATATTATGGTGAAGAAGTAAAGCCTGGATCTGTGTTTATAGATATAGATGGTATAAACGTATCAGGTACAGGTAGCATTCAATTAAATATTATTGATGATAAACAAGGAAATCTAGTAGACACTAAATATTCTAGTTCAGTTGCATTAGAATCTAGAAAATTATATTTAGGATTTAATCAAAGTAATTATTCGATAAATAATACATACACAACACAATGGTTAACTGCACCGGTTGGCACATATGATATACCATTTAGTAATTTTTCGGTATCATATAGAAATCTTAGAATAGTAGATTCTGACATAATAGACGTTTATTATACAGGAATAAGTGGGTCTGTTGGCAGAGCAGCAAAATTTGATGGTGCCCGGGATTCATATTTAAGAATAAAAGAGAATAATGGATCAACACAATTGTCACCAGAAAAAGACGACGATTTTAGTATATCTGTATGGGCATTTATTGACAGTCCAGGTCCAGGTGTATTTAGTTCTGATGACCCATATTCTTATATTGTATCTAAAAGAAAATTAGGAGAGCGAGTAGTAGCAACTCCAGGGGCAACAGCAACATCGGTAGTTACGGTTAATTCAGATTATCCATATAATACTAATAAATTTCCATTTGAACTTAGAATAGCTGCACAAAATGTAACTATGCTACCAATATCAACGAATGTGGCTACTACATTAGAGGCAAGACGGTCAGATGGAATAAATACTACTATTTTAAGTGCATCTATACAAACAGGAGTTAGTCAGTCTATATACAGAGATAATCAAATTAGAAACGCATATCATATTATATATCAAAAAACCGGATCTAATTTAGAACTATATATAGACGGTACCTTAATAGACTCAAAACCAGATACTGTAGAATTTAACTTTAATAATAAATGCGACCTATTTATAGGTAGTTTGGATACGCAATTGATAGGCAGTACAACTCCAGCATTAAAACATGGGTTAGCCGGTACAATAGATGAGTTTCAATTTTTTAGACGAGCATTAACACAAGAAGAAATAACCATTTTAAGTGCACCACAACACGCAGTTAATTCTAATGTTATAGGAAATGTGTTTTATGATCACGGAATAATAAATATATCAGATACTAGACCTAAATATAAAGACTTATCAAAAAATATAGCAAGTTGGAATACAATATCTGGCTCGCAACCAGGAGGACCTGGAGCGTTTAATAAGTTTAACCTTTGGTATAAATCTACACAACCAATAGAAGAGGTAGAAGTTCTATGCAGAATTAGAGAGGATGAATTTACATTCACATCAAACCCTACTATATTGGAAGATTATAGAAGTCAAAAGGTAGCAGGTTTTGTTACAAGTTCATATTTTAAACCATATATCACAACAATTGGATTATATAATGATAGCGGCTCATTAGTAGCAACAGGAAAATTAGCAAGTCCTATATCTAAAATATTAGACGCAGACTTAAATTTTCTAGTTAGATTTGATATTTAAAAATAAAATGTTATGGCACGAAAAAAGATGTCACAAAAATTCGTAGCAAAAAAATACGGATTTCGTTCAGGTTTGGAATTAGAAATATCCGACCAATTACAAAAGAAAAATATAATCTTTGAATATGAAAAAAAGAAGATTGATTATGTAGTCCCGGCTCGTAAGGCAAAATATACTCCAGACTTTGTTTTAGCAAATGGTATTATTATCGAAACCAAAGGTAGATTTTTAGCTGACGATAGAAAGAAGCAATTGTTAGTTAAAGAACAAAACCCTGAACTAGATATTCGATTTGTATTCTCTAGTTCGAAAGCTAAATTATCAAAAGCTAGTAAAACAACTTATGCCGATTGGTGTATAAAGAACGGATTCAAATATGCTGATAAAACTATTCCTGAGGAATGGTTATATTAGGATAAATGAAAAAAGTTTTTTATATTACTGTGGGATGGAAAGATTGTTAGAATTATTAGATAATATTTTAGGTAAAGGTAAACCAACAAATAAAGGTAACTATGCATACCATTGTCCGTTTTGTAATCATCAAAAACGCAAATTAGAAATACAGATTACTTCTACCGATGATGGTGAAAATCATTGGCATTGTTGGACATGTAATGCCTCAGGTAAAAAATTAGTAAATCTATTCAAAAGATTACAGCAACCTAGAGAGGTAATTGCCGAACTATTATCATTACTAAAATTACCTAATTACTATAAAGATAATAATGCTGTAGTAAAGGCATCAATACTAAGGTTGCCGGATGAGTTTATACCATTATGGAGAAACTCTGGAACAATAGAACAGAAGAATGCTTTAAACTATCTTACTAATTATAGAAATACATCATTATCAGAAATGATAAAGTATAATATCGGGTATTGCGAAAGGGGTAAGTATTCTAAAATGATTATAGTACCTAGTTATGATTCTAATGGTAACTTAAACTATTTTGTTGGTAGATCATATTATAAAACAGATGGATTTAAACATAAAAATCCAGATGTATCAAAAGATATAGTAGGATTTGAGCTATTTATAAATTGGGACTATCCTATTGTATTAGTTGAGGGTAGTTTTGATGCGATAGCTGTAAGAAGAAATGCTATACCATTATTTGGAAAGACAATATCAGAAAATCTTAGAAAAAAGATAATAGAAAATAAGGTTAAAGAAATATACATTTGTTTAGATAAGGATGCTCAAAAACAAGCGATAGAGCATGCAGAAGAATTTATGTCGAATGGAATAAATGTATATTTTGTTGATTTAGCACAAAAAGATCCTGCTGAAATAGGATTTGAAAAAATGATACAAATAATTAAAGACACTCCTCCGTTAACATTTAGTAAGTTAATAGAATATAAGTTAGATTTATGATAACAAAAGTACAAAGTAAATTAAATGAAATAGATAAAATCTTTCACATATCTGACGTACACATTCGAAACTTAAAAAGACATGAAGAATATAATCAAGTATTTGATAGATTGTATGCATATATAGAAAAGAATAAAACGCCTAATAGCGTAATATTCTTAGGTGGTGATATAGTACATGCTAAAACTGATATGACGCCAGAATTAGTACAAATGGTACAAAAGTTTTTAAAGGCTTG